ATATTGCGGTTTTGTTACACTTATAAGTGAAGTATTCAAATCTTCATTTGTAATTTCATCCCAACCACACATTTTTGAAAAATTAATAGGCCCGGGAGCATTATTAATGCCTGGTTCGAACATTATATCAATAAAAAAATTGTTTATCTTTGTCCAATATTTATTTTGAACATTTTTAACTACATCATTTAATAACAATATTATATCCTTTTTTAGTATTTATAAATACTAAAAAGAAGGAACACGATGAGTGATATAATACAAAATTTAGTAAATGATGTATTGAAGGATGGCGCAAGGCCAACTAAATATAGATGTGAAATAACATTACCAAATACATTTACCGCTGACGAAAAAAAATTAGATGTTATATGTAAAGCTACATCATTTCCTACAAAGACAAATGAAGTCATTATGGTAAAATTCAGAGGAAGAAATATTCCTGTGCCTGGTCAAGAAAGATTTACACATATTCTAGATTTGACATTTTACCTTGATGCAAAACACAAATATAAAATATTATTTGAAGAATGGGCACAAGCATTAAATTACGATGCTTATCAAGGAACATTAGCAAATGATCCAAGAAATTTGCAAGACGAACAATATTTTGATTTATCAACTGCAAAAACTTCTATATTATTAACTCAATTAAATTTTGACGGAGATTTGGATGAAGTGACGTATGAATTTCACGATGTGTTTCCAAAAGAAACATCACAAGTTAATATGAGTTCTGAATCTGTTTCTGCAGTATCTGAATTTACTGCGTCTTTTGCATTTTCATATTATACTGTGATAAAGAAAAAGGATGGTGTTAATTCTGATGATATTGCAAATAATATATTAAAAGAAGCACAAGGCGCTGCAAATGCAGTAGTAAGTAAAGCAATGGGGTACTTATCGAATTCTGGCATCGGAAAAAAATTAAATAGTGCAGCTGAAACTTCTGCTACAAAAATACAAGATTCTGGTAAAGCCATAGGTACTACCATAGATGAATTTTTAGGATAAATAATGGCATTAACAATTGAAGACTTAAAGAAAAATTTAGGACCGGGGTTAGGATTAAGAAAATCGAAGTATTTACTCGAAGTTCCTGTTCCTGGTAGCAACGGTAAAAAACTTAATATTTTATGTAGGGCGACTTCGCTACCAGAAAGAAATATAACGACAACTTCTGTATATCATTTAGGCAGAAAATACAATATGAGAGCAGAAACTATATTCGCTGGTGTGTATAATATATCTGTAGTAGATGATAGTAAAATGACATTGCGTGAATTATTTGATAATTGGTTATCATTGGTTGATCAAACAAAGCCAAAAGATAGCAACCTTATAGGAAAATTAGGAAGTGATGTTGGAAAATTGACGGAAACTGTTGATGGATTGGTTAAAGCAGCAAACACATTAAAAACATCATTTGAAACAGATGGAGGTATGTCATTTTTATTGAATGCGTTCGACGGAAGTTCCGGGCATCCTATTTATCAAACTGATATTAATATATGGCAATTAGGAAATGGCGGAGAAAAGGTTTATGGTTATAAACTCCAAAATGCATATCCTACAACATTAGGAACAGTTGAATTGGATGATGGTGATACAGGAACACTATCAGAATTTAGTATAGATTTTACATATTCTGAATTTATTCCTATCAAAAATGACAATTCCGGTCTTATTGGTAGCATATTAGGAACAACTGGAACAGATATTGTTAGCGGAGTGACAAATTTATTCTAATAATTAAAATTATAAAGGAAAATTATGGCAGGTTATAGAAACAAAAAGGGCTGGTATAAACTTAAAAATTCACAAAAATTTATTAAACCACATGATGATTATATGAAATCCTTCAATGAATCTACAGGATCCGTTGAATTTAAGAGTTCACTAGAAGAACGAGCTTTTATGTTTTGTGACAGTAACCCAAAAATAAAATCGTGGACTTTAGAACCATTTGCGATAAAATATTTAAAGCCGACAGACAATAAAGTACATAGATATTACCCTGATTTGCTAATAATATTTGAAACGGGTGATACATTCTTAATAGAAATCAAATCTAGTACAGAAACAAAACCACCAAAAAAACCAAAAAAACAAACATTAAAATCTGAAAAAAATTATAAAAGAGCGATTACCACATATGCTATTAATTCAGCAAAATGGAAAGCTGCGGGTGCTTTTTGTAAAGAAAAAAAAATAAGATTTATATTCTTAACTGAACAACAGCTTAAATAGTAAAAATATAAATATATAAAAAAGAGGAGATTATATGGATGTTAAAAAAGAAGATATAACAAAAATCCTCGATAAATTAGAAAAAGAATTAAAAGAGTTACCAAATCAAAATGACAACTCTACATTGATAGAAATAAGTGCAGAATTCAAAGAAATAAAAGAAGTTATTCAATATTTTGAAACATCTATCGACAGTCTTAAAACCCAAAACGAAGATTTTAAAGAAATAATGAAGGAAACTATAAAGGACATATTAACTCTGAAGCAAAAAATGCTCGAAGGTACTATTACAAGACCGGAGTTAAATAAAAAACTCGCAGATATTACTGATTTATTAAGCGCTAAACAATCCTCATTTCCGGAAAGATTCAAAATATACATGAATACTATTATAACCCCAAAAATTGTTATAATTTCTATAGCAATAATAATGTTTATTAGTTTATTGGTATTCCAACCAGAAATAGCAAAAGACGTTGCTCACGAATTTGCGCCTGTTGCAAAGAAAGCTTTAAGTAAATAAATTTAGGAATTATCTTCTTTCTTTCTAAGCTTCTTTAACAGTTTAATATCGTCATATTCATCAGATGTTATTAAATATTCATTTGGTATTTTATATACCTGCCCTTTAGAATTTTTAACTAACGTATTTGTTTCCGTTATTTCAATAACTTCTAATTTTTCTTTTGTGCCTTTTATTAATACATATTTTCTTGACATTAAAATCTCCCAAAAACATCATCAGCAGGTGCAACGACCGTTTTTTGTGTATCTTTATCTATTTGCACTTTTGCTTCATTGTCAACAATATCATTATTATTTGTTAATTCGTTGAAATAAGAATCCAATTCTTTATAACTACCAGCAGTTTCATTATCTTCATCATTAATTGATTCTATATCGTCAGTAAGTTTTCTATCATATGTTTTGAGAGTGAGCTTATAAACATTTTTAGTATCCTGTTCAGTAAAAAGGTTATTAATTCCAGGAACCATAAATTCCACATCTGTAATCTCCATAACTCTATTATTTGGCAAAATAACTAAATTACTTTGAAGTTTCTTGACCGGGCTTAAAGGGTCAACTACATAATCACTACCATCAATTCCTTCGGATTCAAAAATTTCATCAAATACAACATCTATTGCATTTCTTGATACAAATAAATTAATAGTTTCAACATTTAACATACCAAAATCTGAAAAATTTACACCAATATTGTCATATTCATCGGAATTTTCTGGCAACATAGGCACCAAAAATGTGTCTTCTTTATTTGTTTTAATTGATTGATAATCCCCAAAAACAGAACTGTCATAATTAACCTTTTCTGTCAAAAGTAGCTTAGTCTTTATTCCGTACAGATTAATAAGTTCCGCCGTTTGATTATTATACATACCGTATGTATTGGTTTTAGTATAGTTAAAATTCATTATTACTCCTCATCAGCAGACTTTAGTTTTTCAATCAAATCTAATGTCGATATGTTTTCAATAACATTCATAGTATTATTAATAGTGTCTGGTCCGCTTGGTGTTTCACTTTTATTTATTTTTTTAATATTTAATAATACTGCACTAAAATCTTTATATAATTGCGAATAAGTTTTAACTCCATTTAGAATAGATGTTGTTAGTTCGGCATATGCTATCGTATTTCCTGATTTCTTTTCACCCTCTGCTAATAACAAATCTTGTGTTGCTAATTCTAGAACTTTCCTGCCGTATTGAATAGACTCTTTTAACGTTTCTCTGGAAAATTTGAAATCATCAGACATCATCTGGAGACTCATAACATCAACAGGATTATATTCTTGCTTATGTTCTGTAATAATCTCTACTTCATTATCAATAGCATCCGTCACATCTTCACAAATCAGAGCTTCTGCTACATCAAATTTTTTAGATATTTCTTTTATTTTATCTGCTGCTGATTGTGATTTATTCATTTTATTGTATTCCTATTTTTATATAACTTATTTATAACATAATAACCTATGTATTCTTCCTTACCTAATTGTGTTAATTTAGTTCTTGAAGATTTAGAGTGTCCCATTGGTTTTTCTTTTGTTGCTTTGTATAATGGTCCCGATATTTTTCTTAATTCCGATTTTGACATATTAGAAAAGATTAAAGTATCATCTTTATATACATCAAAAACACCATATTTTTCTTTACTTGATAATATTTTTGTTTTACGAGTATTTATCTTAAATTTAATACCTACAGATTCTTTCCATTCTTTTGAAAGTTTAGTTTTGGCACATTTTTTAGATCGTTCTATAATAAGATCTGGGTTATTTTCCGTCCATAGTTTATATTTTTTAATTGCTTCTTTACCTACAGATTCTTTCCATTCTTTTGAACCTATAAGTTTTAATCTTTTTTCCATAGCAGGTTTCCAAACATTTTCTTGCCATTCCTTTGAACTTTTAGTTTCTTTTTGTTTTTGTCTCATATTATTTCCAATATTTTCCAACCAATCTATAGAATTTATAGTTTCTATATGTTTTAATCTTCCTTGCTCTATTATCTCCGTATTATTAGATTTCCATATTAACTGTTTTTCTCTCATCATTTTTTCGTTTTCTTTATACCAAATTAAATATTTTTTAGTTCGTTCTTCCATCTTTTCTTGAAACTCATTTTCTGGTATTAAATCACTTTCGTTTATTCTACCTAATTTTACATCTGTTTTATGCATAGAACAAAAAGCAAATAATTGACCATAATCATCTATTGCTTCTGTTAATATCCAATGAGCATAATAGTGTTTAAAATGCTCTAAATGTGTTCCGTTCCATTTATTATATTTTAAAACAGAATATTTTTGGAATAAAGCATTAGGTAAAATATGGTGATATGATGTTTCACTATATCCGTCTTCATTTAGTATTTTTTTATTTTGGTTGTTATCTATACAATATTTAATGTACTGATTTAATCTATCCATTGATGTTATCTTGATATCTGAGTTCATGAACTCGTTAAGTATTTTTTCGTGTAATGTAGTCATTTGTAGACTCCTATAAGTTAAATTATAAGAGTAAGTTTCTCGGACTTAAAATTCTTATGTACTATATAGTCCGAGACGAGAATATAGTACATAAGAAAAGTATCTCTTATACTTTATTTATAATTATAAATAATTAAAAAGGTACTTTTATAAATAAATTTACAAATTTATTTGAAGATCAATATCGTTTAAAAACTATCAAAGAAATGAAAAAGAAATATTCATAAACTAAGATTAGAAAATTCAAAAAATCCGGAAATTTTAGAACTTAAAATTGATGCATTACAAAGAGAATTATATCAATATATGGTACTCTAATTTGTAATGTTTTTGACTATTCCAAGAAC